ATGCGTATCCTGGTGAGAGTGACGGCCAGGGGATCCCGTCCCACTCCTGGGTGACAAATCGCTCCTGGAAATACTCCGTGGCCGTTTCAGCCACAACCGTGGGAATGATCTGGGAGAATTCCCGGTCAAATCCATCAAACCAGGCATTTATACGTTGGATATCACTCATTTAATCACTACATTTACACCTCTAAAGTCTCGGTTAAGAAGGAGCCAGCACCTTGCGGATGATGGGGGCTCTGACGGCTGATAAAGACAGCGAGACGAAAACAATCCGTATAAGCTCCAGGGGTCGCCTCAGGGGCTTATTTTTTATGTACCAACAGCCCGCGCCGGATCTTGCTGATGGTTGACTTCTTCTCGGCCAGTTCAAACCAACTCACCAGGCGAATCCCCGATGGTCCGATCTTACCCCGCACCACGATGGTCGCATCCTGGAAATACCTCAGGTAGATGATATCCTCCATGGCACTGCCTTGAAGCCACACTTCATCTGGCGCCTTCATAGCCTGTTCCATGGCCATGAGCCACTCCGTGCGATGTGCACGTCGCTTGCGATCATCCCGGGTATGTCGTTGGAAGTCCTTCGCCTGGATACTCAGCGGCCGCCGATTGTAATCGAAAAGCGCCTTTTTGCCCTGGTGCTCCTGAAGGTCCCGGTAGAAAAACCTGGCATCCCCGTCAAAACGAACTGCAGGCTCTGTGGCGGCTTTTTTGGCCTTGGCATAGCTATCCAATCCGTAGTCCGAGAATCCGAGCGCATTCAGGCGCTTTGAGGCCTTCCCTTTGAATTTACGCACGTATTGCTGGTTGGCAGTGAACACTTCGGTGGCTTTGGCCCGGTTGACCCCCCAGCCGGTAGCGGCCTCCTTGCGCCCCTGGACGGATCCCAGGTAGGCATCGGCACGCCTTCGCATCTCCCGGAACTTGGAGGTGTCCACCTCATTGGCCATCCGTGGCCGAATAGTACACCGGCAGTTCCAACCATTGGGGGGGAAGATCTTGTCCCACCTGGAATCGTTGGCCGGAAGGATCAGCCCTTCGAGCAGCTGATGGGTGGGCCTAACCAGGTGGTCCCCGGCCGTGCGGTATTGCCAATAAGGAAAGACGTCGGTTTGTTTTTTCAGGCGGTTGTACAATGAGGACGCCTGGCCCGTAAGAACCGCTGTGGTATACTCGCTCTCAAGCCAGTGTCGGTTGTATGACTCTATCTGCAGGCTCGCCTGGTTGTAGAACTCTTCAAAACTGGAGGACTGCCTAAATATCTCATTGAGGCGCTGCACCTGGGCCAGGGTCTTCCCGGCAGAGAACCGAAACAGGTTCTGCTCAAAGGCCGTGAGCAGGGCGGGATCCTCTGCGCCATAGACAAAACTCGGATCAATGGCCAGGTTGAGCGTTTCGGGATTTTTCCATCCGGCGTAGAAGCCGCTGATCAGGATCCGGGAGGTGTCCCAAAAAAGCTCTGCATCAAATTGAGCCTGACCATTACTGGCAAAAATACGTCGGATCAGTCCGGCTTGGTCTATCTGCTGCTTAGCTGTCAGATTGATGCGGTGATCGGTACATGCCATGGGAATCGCCCCGGTCGTCACCGCCGGGGCTTTCACGAAAAAATTGACCAGGCCGTTTACCAGGGAATCCCGGGTTTTACGCCAAAAACTATCGGAAGGTGTCTCACTGGATAGTTCTACTTCGACCTCCTTTTCCTCCTTGCGATTTTTCGATTTCGTCTTCTTTTTTTTATCGGGAGGCTCCGGGGCATTTGGGTCCGGAGGCCGCTGGGCAACCATCTCCTGTTTTAGAGCATCGTAGTTATCCGGGCGTGGGACATCGTAGGTCTCATAGAAAAAGTCATCATCGATGGGCAGCTTCAGGTCATTACGTAGGGATTTATGGATGTCGAAACTCTCTTTTTTGGTAAGCTCCTGGGTCTCACCTTGGACAATGAAACGGCCGCCCTTGGTATCAAAACCATGCGCCTGGAGAATTCGGATAAAACGGGAATTGAGCACCTTACGCACGTAGGTGATATCGTTCTCGTGCTTGGAGTCATCCTCATCGGCATGCGTCTTGCTTTGTGCGTATCCGGAGGACGTGCTGGACTCGGTAGTCTCGGTGGTACCGAGCAGTGCTTTGGAAATTTCCCGATTGAGGAAAGCCATGAAATTCCCGTGGGCATCCCCGGTATCTTTAGCCCGATTCTCTTTGAGTTCCACCTCCGTACCTGCAGGACGTATAATACTGCCGCCGGGACCCAGACCGGTAAGGGCATCCTGCAGTGCCTTCTTGGCTTTTTCATCCACCCCGTCCCATACAGCGTCCACCAGGGGACTTCCAAAGACCTGGATAAATGCGGCCCAGTCTCCCACACCGCCGCGCTTGAGAATTTGATATGGGGCTGCCTTGAGGTAGAGGCCCAAATCTGCGACATTGCCCACTTCCATAACCGTTTTCAGGTAGATGCCCTCCCGAATATTGATACCTTCGTCCCCGATTGCATCATAGGAAATTATACCCTTCTCCACCCGGTAGTGGTACCGTGGCAAAAGTCCGGCACTCATCTCATTGGTATCATCCACCCCTTTCCAAAATTTGGGCTCTAAGATGGAATACCCCCAGAATCGCGTATTGACGATTTCCTGCAGCAATTCATCAAATCCAGTAGTGTCAATAAGTTCATTGATCTCCTCGAGCGCCTGCCCATCCTTGTCTACAAACTGCCAGTTCGCTCCTGTGACGGCATCCTTTCGCTTGCCTACCACACTCTCCACGTGCCCATCGATCTCCACATCGGCATAGAGAGAATAGAGCAATTGCCGCCTGGGGTTGATTCCTTCGGCAGAACGTAGCGCCTGCCGCCATTTGGGAATATCCTGTTCGGTGCGCATGGGTTTGCGCACATCGATCTTCTGCAGGATAATCTGCATAGGCTCCCCGGCAGGGTTCTTCTCGGGTTGCAGGCCAGATATATTGGTCTTTTTTGCCATTTAAGCGGTACTTGAGTGGTTAATAATTGGTTTCGCGGCGGGTGCGGGAACTTATTCGTAGAACGTCATAGTCTGAAGGATCCTCCTCTACTGGCAGCGGCCAATCGGGCATCGATACAATTCCGCGCTGCACATCCTTGAGCCATTTAATGGCCTCCTCGTAACGTGTTTTGCGAAGCTCCAGATCTATATCCGCATTAGCCAGGTTGATAAAGTGCCAGGCAGCAATATCCTTCAGACGCATTAGAAGAACCGGATCACGGTCTGCTGCTACTTCCGCGTACAGGCTTTGAACATCAAACCGGGACAGATAGCCTTCGGCCTCACCTTTGGCCGCATCGATAGCAGCCTGAAGTACTGCAGGTTCATTCCTTCCAATCGCAGTGATCAGCTCGGAGTACAGGTGGGTATTGAAATCATCAGGGGTCAGCATATTACCAGCGTTTAGGATTTACATAACCAGAGGATAATACCCGAATCTTTTGGGCGTTATTGCTGGTCTTTTTGTTTACAATAAATACACCACCTTCCACGGCATCCGGACCGTCATCATGGGCTCGGCTTGTAGGCGATAAAGCCAGAAACTGGGCTTCCATCACCCGCATATGCTCAGAGTCCTGCAGCTTTTTATCAAACCAGAGTTTCTCGTTACGGTTTAGCGGCTCCAATAGGGATTCGATCCGGAAGAACTTATCCGGTTTTTTCCGCACATCGGCCTTGAGCGGCAGGGTGACCCGGTGCCTATGATTGGCTTTGGCAATCTCCCGCTTTAATGTATCATCGATAGCAGGCCATTCAATCCAATGGAAGAGGGCCGTTTTTCCGGCCACCTCTTTGATCACCTCGTAATGCCAGTCAAGCATTTGAGCGGTGGTACCTTGGGCACACCGGACGAACCGCACGTGGTATTCGTCCTTGTACCGGCCTACCGCAATGGTGGCTTTGTAGTCGTTTTTCTTGCCTGATTTGTAGCTGGGATCCGTATAGACGACCAAAAAGGCGTAGCGGCTGAGTGGCGGCAGCTTTTTGTAGTTCAGGTGGTCGAATACCTGTCCCTGGGTGATCGGGTTATTGAAGTACTCCCCCTGGGCCGCATTGTAGGATATCTTCGAGAGAACCCGGTCGATCATCTTTTCGGTGTTCTTCTCCGGCCAGGTAGATTTCCCTTTTCGGTCCCGGATATTGATGACCTCGGCGCGGTCGGCAATTTTCATGGCCCGGGTAATGGTGCAGTCCTCGGCAATGATGTTTCCACAGAAGATCATCAGCAGTGGGTTGCTGATGGACCGGGTGGCATAGAAGGCACGCTCGAGCCAATCCCAATATTTTTTGACGATATCCGGGTTGCGGCAGTCCTCATCCGTATCAAAGTCATCTACCAGCAGTACGTCCGGCCGCTTTGCCTCATTGCGGGATCCTCGGGGGGACTGACCCTTTCCCAGGGCTCGGAAGGACACGCCACTGCGGGTTTTAAACTCCTCATCGCTCCAGGAACCGTGCCGGACCTGGTCGCCGTAGTCGTGAATGATTCGGTTGTTCTTCTCCAGGGACACCTTGTAAGGGGTGAGCAGCCGCACAGCATTGTCCTTGGAGTTGGAGGTCAGGATAATGG